AGGGAAAGCCTTGGAACAACGATAACCGAGAGCATCTTATTATTGAGTTGGGTGACGTTATGTGGTATGTGGCACAAGCTTGTATGGCTTTGGACGTGCCTTTTGACGATGTTATCAGAGGTAATGTCAACAAGTTGGAAAAGCGTTATCCAGGCGGTTCATTCTCAGTAGAGAAATCAGAAGTTAGAGCAAAAGGAGACCGATGAGTAGACCAGAACCTCCATATACTAATGGAAATCTATCTGTTGTAGTACCTATGGAGGACATGGTACAGATCCTCACTCAACTATGGAAGTCACGTGCAACCGAACCTAAGATTGGTGAGTTGTATGAGAAGTATAAAGCATTGATACCAGCTAAGGAATAAATACCATGTGGAGACCTGCGTGGATTAATGAGCAACATCAGTTGGAGGAAGTTAGGTAACTATAGACCAGATGGAGACATGTACTTGATGAATGTCTTCAGTGCTATATGGATGTCTGAAAAAATTGAGTGTGAAAAAGGAGAAGCAGTATTATTTGCTGATGTTGAAGGGTTTGATAAGCTTCTTGATGATTGTGAAGCAGTCTTTAATGATGAGATGGTCTTTGATGATCCGAGTGATAGTAATGGATTCAAACAAAAGTATTCTGGTAAGAAATGTCTTAGGGCAATCTATACCAATAACCAGAGTGAAGAGAAAATAACATTTACTAAGATAAAAAAGACTGCTGCGTTTGGTGGTAGTGGAGGTGGTTCTGGTGCTGGAGCAAAAGCAACAGAGATGTTTGAGAGTGCTGCTTGTTGGGTAACAGCAGTACGTTTTAGTATGGGGAATAAAAACCTAGCAAAGGACTGGGGGTGTAGTAATTGTGCATTTAGAGATGTAGCAGATCGTGTTGATACTACTGCTACAATGGAAGAAGTTTGTAGTTTTTTACAGAAGAGTCCTAAGTGGTTAGATACTTCAATTGCTACTGCTAATACTTTATATAAAACATATAAAGGTGGTGATTATTATTTTTATAGGGGTAAGGGTATAGTAGAAGGAATTGAAGAACATTTCAAAGGAGTTAATAGAACAACTAATAGAGATCCAGAAGATAATGGGTTTTCAAACATAAACAAGTGGACACCTGCTGACATTTATCTTTGTGATAAATCTACAGAAAGTAAGATGTTGGCAACTTTGAAAGAACAGAACAGATTTGGTACTCTCAATACAACTATGGAGAAATATCTTGATGATAAGGATTTGGTTGGAGTATCGTTAAAATCATTAAAACCAGGTAGTACTGGTACATTGAAACCTTTTAATAAAACTGGTGCTGTTAAGGAAAGGAAGAGATTTAGTCGTGCTGGAGTGAAGGATGGTGCTAAGAGTCTATTAAGTTCTATGGATGTGTATCTATTTGGTGGATTTGAAATTCAGTTTCGTGCTACTGATACTGCTGGTAAGACATGGCAAGGTGAAATTCTAGGTACAGAAGCTAAGCATGGTAAGTTAGGTGGTGGTGTTATGGATGCTATACTTCAGAAAGTATATGGAAAATCTAAGGGACTTTTTAAGGCTACTGGATATAATAAAACCAAAGATATTGCTGCTGCTTCTAAGGTAGCTTCTAGTAAACTTAAGATGGCAGAGGAAATTAGTAGAATAGCAAAGGAACATAAAATTGGTCCAGATTATGACACAGTATCAGTAGCACAAATTAATAGTCAAACACCAAAGTGGGTATTCTCTAAGTTTATGGGTATGACATTAGTTGATATTGTTTATTCTGATACAAATAAAAGGGATAATTTGATGACTGCTGTATATTTGTATGCTTCTTCTCAATCTGATAACTCTGCTCCATACATGAAGATATCCTGATGGCAAACGTAACACAATTAAAACATTTAGAACACCTTGAGGATGAGATGCTCAACTATGGAGTTGAGGGATGTAAGGCTGCGGTTGCTTTCTTACAGGAACTAAGGAAGATGTTGGGATGTGATAATAGTACAGGTTTTATGCAGACCAAATGGGATGGAGCACCTTCTGTAGTTTGTGGTAAAGATCCTAAGAATGGTTTGTTTTTTGTCGGAACTAAAGCAGTATTTAATAAGGATCCTAAGTTGTGTTATTCTCCAGATCAGATTGATAGATGGTATGGAGATAGAGCAGATCTAGCAAATAAATTGAAACTTGCCTTGCAATATTTTAAAGGTCTTGGTATTGATGGTGTATTACAGGGTGATCTTCTCTTTACTTCAGGAGATTTGAAAACTGAGACAGTTCATGGAGAAAGATTATATACTTTTAGACCTAATACTATTACCTATGGTATACCTATAGACCATGAGATAGGTAAGAGAGCAAAGGCAGCGAAGATTGGCATAGTATTCCATACACATTATAGAGGTCAGGATACTAGAGATATTGGACAATCAGAATTACTAGAAAATATGTCTGCTAGAGCAGGTACTGGTGGTGTTAGATTTAATAATGATCCTAATGTATTCATTGTAGATAATGATACTCCAATGGATAAGGTTGGATTGAATCATGCTGAAGAAAGAACCTTTGATACTCATGTATCATCTATTGAAAAGAAGTGTGGCACATGTGGATATTTTCTTGATGAGTTGGTTACTAAGAAAGGTACTACTGGTGATGAGAAGTGGCATATTGCATCATATTTGAAGCAGTTTTTTAATGCTGAGATCAGAGAACGCCGTAATATTGCTAATGTAGACACAGCATTTGAAGGTCTTTATAATTTTTATTATGATAAGACTAAAGCAATGCTTGCAAAACTTAAAACTACTAACACTAAGGTAGCAAAGGCTTCTTTAGTTCATTCTAGTTTAAATTATCTTGAGGATAATAAACCTAAGTTCAAAGCAATGCTTGATTTATACAAGGAACTTCAAGAAATCAAGCAGTTTGTGATTGATAAGTTGGATCATCTGGAAAGTTTTAGAACTTATGTTCAAACTGAGAAAGGATACAAGGTCACTGGTCCAGAAGGTTATGTTCTACATAAGGATGGAGACATGATTAAGTTTGTTAACCGTCTTGAGTTTGCCTATAATAACTTTACCCTACAGAAGCAATGGCGTTAAAGTGTCAGAAAATTTTTATTACTTATGGCAGATTCCAACCTGTTACTTGGGGTCATGAGAATAGTTTTAATGCCGTTAAAAGTGCTGCTCAATCAGCTGGTTGTGATTATCGTATCTTTATATCTCATAAACAAGAACCAAAAGAGAATCCTCTTAGTCAACAAGATAAGTTGAATTGGATGAAGTTGTTACTTCCTGATCATTCTAAGAAAATTCTTGCTATTAACCCTTCTGATCCACAAAAGTGTGTTAGATATTGTATGACAGCATCAAAAGATATTGCTCATGACTATGATGAGTGTGTTTATATGGTAGGATCTGATAGGGTTAATGCCATGCAGTATCTACACAATTATAATGGTTGTAATCCTAATCATAAGAGTGTAGATTTTAGTATGAAGCATTTTGAGATTCAATCTACTGGTACTCGTGATCCTGATGGTAAGACTTTTTCTATATCAGGTACAAAGATGAGAAATTGGGCAAGATCTGGTGATCTTAAAGAGTTTAAGAAGGGTCTTCCTAAGTCTAATAAATTAAATGACGCACAGATATTAGAATTTATGGCATTATTATGAAAGACTTTAAAAAGATACGTGAGCAAGCATTAAGACAGAGTTTTAGAAAGAAACTTGTCTTTACTGAGGGTGACTATGTAATGAACGCAATTACTGGTCAAAAAGGAACCATTCATAGAGCAGGTGTTAACTATGTTATCTGTGTCACAGAGGGTGGAGAGATGTTTCGTGCGTGGGTAAAGGATATTAGGGATATAAATAGATCCTAGAAGACTGTCTACAATTGTAAAATGGAAAAGCAGAGAACCGTTAATACTGTCACCGCTAATGATGAGTGGTCACAAAATTTAATGAAAATGTATGAGAATTGGATGGGTGGAGACACTTTCCAGAACAGTACTATTGAAGAGGAAGAGATTCCTACAGGACAGAAGCAAGGAGGGGGATCTGGTGCAGCATTTAAGACTGCTATAGGAGAACTACCTGCTATAGAATTTGATAAGTCTGCTCAAGTTCCTGTTATACCTGAGTTGGGTGTAACTGATAAGACAGAAAAGAATACAGCACAGACAGACAGTGCTAATCCTGGTGAGCCACCTGTTGCTCTTAAGGGTACAATGACAATTGGACAAGGTTCCTTATCTTCTGGACAAAGACAGTCACAGGGTAAGCAACTTGCTTATACTAATGTTGTTACTAGAGAAGGTAAAGAAGATTGTTCTTGCGAAGCACATGAATCTCATTCAAAATGTGCAGATGATTGTGGGTGTGAGGTTACGACAGAAGAGAAGAAATACGTGAACAAGAAGGTCGCTAAGATAATGTCTTATAAGAATAAGAAGGATTGCTAAGGACTAGACAAAAGACGTAACCTATGTTACACTAGTATATACTCGTGGAGGATTTGTTATGCCAAGACAGGAAAAGATTAAATTTACCATTAGACAAGATGGTATGGTATCTGAAGAAGTTCAGGGTGTATATGGTGATGCTTGTGAAAATTTAACGAAGCGTGTTGAAGATGCACTAGGACATGTGCATTTTAGAGAAGAGACAACAGATCGTTACGTAAACAATACAATACAGGAGCAACAAAATGTCACACTTTAGTACTATCAAGACTCATTTGAAGGATAAGGAAGTACTAGTGGAGTCATTGGAGCTCCTTCAGTACGTTGTTAATGTTGATCAGGATCTAGTTATTGAGAACCCATCTCATGCTGAAGATCATCCTGTTATCAATGCATGTATTGCAGTAGCACCTGACATTGGATTCAAATGGAATGGTGAGAGTTATGATCTATACTCTGATGATCAGACATGGAGTTTGGATGTCCCACCATCTAGGTTTGTTGACAAGGTAACCCAACAGTATGCAAGGATGACCATCCATAATACTATGAAGGAAGAAGGTTGGCAGGTAGAAGAAGAGTGGGAGATGGATGATAATAGTATAGAGTTGACACTCACTAGGTGGGTATGAATTATTTTGGAAAAAATGTTCAAATCTTTGACCCTTGTTGGTATTATCTTGGTAGGTTAGATTATACAGATCAGGAACAAATTTCTATATTATTTAAAGATTTTATTGAAGATAAGGATAACTTTAAAACTCCTTACAAATGGAATAGCATTCAATCTTCTTATTATCATAAGAATAATGATAAAGCTCCTTGGGATAAGTGGTTAGATATAATTGGAAAACAACTTGATTTATTTGTTAAAGAAGTTGGAACAACACAACCTATAGAGAT